TTGACCCCTCGTAGCGGAAAGACCACAGCTGGGCATTTTCGTTATGCTAGGTATCTGATTGAGTCAGAAGATGAAAATCACCTTGTGACTGCTTATAATCAAGAACAAGCTTATCGTTTGTTTATCGACGGCGATGGTACGGGTTTGATGCATATATTTGACGGTAACTGCGAAATAAAACACGATGAGCGTGGAGATCACTTGTTAATCATGACTCCAAAAGGCAATAAGCGTGTTTATTATAAAGGTGGCGGTAAGGTTAATAGCGTTGGTGCTATTACAGGTATGTCTTTAGGATCAGTAGTATTCTGCGAGATTAACTTACTGCACATGGATTTTATCCAGGAGTGTTTTAGGCGTACTTGGGCGGCTACGCTACGTTATCATCTAGCAGATTTAAATCCACCAGCACCTCAACATCCAGTAATTAAAGATGTCTTTGATGTTCAGAACACGAGGTGGACGCATTGGACCATGGATGATAACCCAATACTAACAGCAGAGCGTAAACAAAACATTATCAACAGTCTTAAAAAAAATCCATATCTATACAAACGAGATGTACTCGGGCAGCGGGTCATGCCTCAGGGGGTTATTTATGGTCTTTTTGACACGGAAAAAAATGTTCTAGGCACTTTGATTGGCGAACCAGTAGAGATGTATTTCTGTGCGGATGGGGGTCAATCAGATGCCACCTCTATGTCTTGTAATATCGTAACAAGAGTTAGAGATAACGGTAGGATAAACTTCAGACTTAATCGTGTAGCTCACTACTACCACAGCGGAGCTGACACTGGTCAAGTAAAAGCTATGTCAACCTACGCTTTAGAGTTAAAAGTTTTTATAGACTGGTGCGTTAAAAAGTATCAGATGCGCTATACAGAGGTATTTGTGGATCCTGCCTGTAAATCTTTGAGAGAGGAGCTGCATAAGTTAGGAGTATTTACTCTGGGAGCTCCGAACAATTCTAAAGATGTATCTAGCAAAGCCAAAGGCATTGAGGTCGGTATCGAACGCGGCCAAAACATTATCTCAGATGGCGCTTTTTATCTCGTTAATCATAGTGAGGAAGAGTATGACCATTACCACTTTTTGAAAGAGATAGGGTTGTATAGTCGTGACGACAATGGCAAACCTATTGATAAAGATAACCATGCCATGGACGAGTTTAGATACAGCATCAACGTGTTTGTGCATCGGTATTACAACTAAAGGAGTTGCTTACATGGGAGTAATCCAAAAAATAAAAAATCTTTTTACAAGGAGTAAATACGTGATGACAACGCAGAGTCTTACAAATATAACTGATCATCCTAAGATAGCTATCAGTCAACCAGAGTACGATCGTATAACAACCAATCTAAAATACTATAAGAGTGACTGGGATAGTGTCTTATATCTAAACACCGATGGCGAGACTAAAAAAAGGGGCCTTAACCACTTACCAATTGCTCGTACAGCTGCCAAAAAGATTGCCAGTCTTGTCTTTAATGAGCAGGCAGAGATTAAGGTTGATGATGATGTAGCTAACAAATTTATTAGTGAGACACTAAAAAACGATCGCTTTAATAAAAACTTTGAGCGATATCTCGAGAGCTGCCTAGCTTTGGGTGGCTTAGCCATGAGGCCTTATGTGGATGGTGACAAAGTTAGAGTGGCATTTGTTCAAGCGCCTGTTTTTTTGCCACTACAGAGCAACACGCAGGATGTTTCAAGCGCTGCTATTGTTATTAAGTCCGTTAAGACAATCAACGGCAAAGAGGTCTATTATACCTTGATAGAGTTCCACGAATGGCGCAGCTCTGATGATTATGTTATCTCAAATGAGCTATATCGCTCGGATGATAACGCCAAAGTAGGTAGCCGAGTACCGTTATCTGAGGTATACGAGGACTTAAAAGACGAGGCTAAAGTTACAGATGTGACTAGGCCTATCTTTACTTATCTCAAGACCCCTGGAATGAATAACAAGGATATTAATAGCCCTCTAGGCTTGTCAATCTTTGATAATGCTAAGACAACGATTGACTTTATCAATATGACCTATGACGAATTTATGTGGGAAGTTAAGATGGGTCAACGTCGAGTTGCTGTGCCAGAGAGCTTGACTGCTTTAACTGTTCGTACCGCTGATGGCGATGTTATTCCGAGGCCTCGCTTCGAGCCTGATCAAAACGTTTATATCCGTATGGGCGGCAGGGATTTAGACTCAAGCGCAATACAGGACCTAACAACCCCTATTAGAGCTGATGACTATATCAAGGCTATCAACGAGGGCTTGTCGTTGTTTGAAATGCAAATAGGCGTATCCGATGGGTTATTTAGTTTTGATGGCAAAAGCATGAAGACTGCAACAGAAATCGTCTCTGAAAACTCAGACACCTACCAAATGCGTAACAGTATTGTTACTTTAGTAGAGCAATCGCTAAAAGAGTTAGTTATCTCTATTTTTGAGATTGCTAAAGCTTATGATTTGTACCAAAGCGAAGTTCCAAGCATGGATAACATCAGCATAAGTCTTGATGACGGTGTTTTTACAGATCGAGACGCTGAGTTAGACTACTGGATAAAAGTTGTTAATGCTGGCTTTGGCACTCGTGAGATGGCCATCCAAAAAGTGCTAAACGTGACAGAGGAAAAAGCCCAAGAAATAGCTGCAGAAATTAATACTGGAATCGTTGACGAAATCAATCAACAGCGCACTGATACACATTTATACGGAGAGTGATTAGATGAAAAAGAAGCCTATTAAGTTAAATGACGAACAGCTTCTTTTGGAAGCTAGTCAGTTATCTGATATGTATCATCAGCTGACTCTTGATTTATTTGATCAAGTGATTGAGAGGATAAAAGCCAGAGGCTCAGCGAGCTTAGCCGATAATCCTTATCTTTGGCAAGCTAATAAGTTACATGACGTTGGACTGCTTAATGCAGATAACATCAAGCTTATTGCAAAGTATTCTGGCATTGCGGAAGCTCAACTTCGCTATATTATCAAGAATGAAGGATTTAAAATTTATAAAAACACGTCTGAGCAGCTAGAAGAGGCTCTAGGTAGAGAGTCTGGGGTAAACAGTACTATCCAAGACGACCTATCTAACTATGCTAGACAAGCTATTGATGATGTGCATAATTTGACTAACACCACCTTGCCATTTAGTGTTATAGGAGCTTATCAAGGGATAATCCAAGACGCTGTTGCTGGTGTGGTGACAGGCTTAAAAACGCCTGACCAAGCTATCAATCAAACTGTGATTAAATGGTTTAAAAAGGGGTTTTATGGTTTTACAGATAAAGCTGGGAGAAAGTGGAGAGCAGACTCTTATGCTCGTACCGTTATCAATACTACGACTTGGCGAGTCTTTAACGAAGCCAAAGAAGCCCCTGCTAGGGAGTTTGGCATTGATACCTTCTATTACTCAAAAAAAGCTACAGCTAGAGAGATGTGTGCACCTTTGCAACATCAAATTGTCACTACTGGCGAAGCGAGAGAAGAAGGAGGGATAAAAATCTTAGCTTTATCTGATTACGGGCATGGTGAGCCTGATGGATGCTTGGGAATCAACTGCAAGCACACTAAAACGCCGTTTGTCGTCGGTGTGAATAGTAAGCCAGAATTGCCAGAGCATCTAAAAAATATCACTCCTGCACAAGCTAAAGCTAATGCGAATGCGCAAGCTAAGCAGAGGGCAATCGAGAGATCAATACGTAAGAGTAAAGAGTTACTGCACGTTGCGAAGCAATTGGGTGATAAAGAGTTGATTAGGCAATATCAATCGGATGTTAGAAGTAAACAAGATGCACTCAATTATCTGATAAACAACAATGCCTTTTTACATCGCAATCAAGCCAGAGAAAAGCGTTACAATAATCCTTATACCAAAACTCAAAGTGAAGTCGAAGTTAGAAAAGAAAAAGCTAAATTGGATAAACGTAGGGATGTTGAAAGTGCTATAATAGGAGTAGAAGCTAGTGAAGGGATACCGCTAAAAATAACAAAGCATTTAGCCGAAAGGGCGGTACTGAGAAATATAGCGCCTATTGATATTGTCGATTCTATAAAAGAACCGTTGAAGATAGCTCCTATTAAGTACGATAACCTTGATAGACCTTCCCAGAAATACATTGGTAAGTGTGTCTCGACAGTAATAAACCCGATAGACGGAAATATTGTTACAGTTCATGCTACTAGCACGAGAATCCGCAAAAAATATGGAGGAAATTGATGAAATTAAAAAGTATTTTAAATGATAGTCAAATCGATTTTGTCAAAAATGAACTTCCGGGATTACCTGTGGATATAGATGTTAATTCCGAAAAGTATGATGTTTTTTGTGAAGGTATAGAGACTTACTACCAGACAGAAAGCTTTGATGAAAAGTACAATATAACAGCTAAAGGGAAACTAGCTGAGAGTATTATTGATTTACTGACTGATAAAGGTTATTGGTGACTAGTACACCAAACTACGACTTATTAAATCTAGAGCATTTAGCTAAAAGCTAGGTGCTTTTTTGTACTTAAAAAATAGGAGGGAACATGAATAAACGCATTAAGAAAAAACGTAAACTAGAAACAGCAGTTGTGATGCTTGTTGCAGAAAATGCCATGCAGGTTGAAGCAATTAAAAATCAAAACAAACAAATCATGGAGCTAAAATCAATCGTTCAACGAAACGCTCTGGCAACAAACGAAGAGTTAGCGACTGTTAAAGCTGCTACTTTAGATAACCAATCAGTTATCAAGGCAATTGGTGACACGGTTGACTATATTAAGAAAAACTACAAACGGAAGTGGGGGAAATAAAGTTTAACCGTGTCGAATTCGACCCCTTTAGAAATCAAAGTCGTAGCAATACGGCTTTTTATTATGCCTTTATCCGCAGGCGTTAAAGAACGGAAATCAGCGACCTATCGCATTTATAGGAGGGAATGCACATGGAAAATGTGACAAACGAAAATGTCGACCAAGAGACTACTGACTTGGAAAATAATCAACAAGAAGATAAAGCATTTACACAAGATGATCTCAACCGAGTGGGAACTAAAGAGCATTCTAAAGGCTATAACAAAGCAGTTAAAGACTTGGGTTTTGATGATGTAGAGTCTGCCAAGGATGCACTAAAAGCCTTCCAAGAGTGGCAAGAGTCACAAAGAAGCGAGTCAGAAAAACAAACAGAAATCTTGAATGCTAAAGACAAAGAGCTTGAGGAAGCTCGGGCAAACAATAAGGCTCTTAATGCAAAGCTAGCAGCAATGTCTTTAGGTGTGAACGCTGAATCTATTGATGATGTGATTGCACTATCTGAGCGTCTTGTCACTGACGAGACAAGCATAGAGGATGCAATCAAAACGGTTTTGGGTAAGTATCCTCACTTTGGCCAAACAAAGGATAAAGCTCCCAAAATCACAGTGGCAGGCAACCCGTCTGCTGATAACGGACAAGGTTCGGTGTCTAAGGAAGACTTTGCAAAGATGTCTTACCAAGAAAAACTGGACCTAAAACTAAAAAATAAGAATCTTTATGACCAATTGAAAGGAAATTAAAAAATGGCAGTAGGAACAACTAAAATGGCACAAATGCTAGACCCTGAGGTTCTAGCGGATATGATTGACGCAGAGGTAGGGAAAGCGATTCGCTTTGCTCCTCTTGCTGAAGTAGATACAACTTTAGAAGGACAACCAGGTACAACTTTAACAGTGCCTAAATGGGATTACATTGGTGACGCAGAAGATGTTGCCGAGGGTGAAGCTATCCCAATGACTCAACTTGGCTTCAAAAAGACTACTATGACCATTAAAAAAGCCGGAAAAGGTGTAGAAATCACTGACGAAGCTATCTTATCTGGGTATGGGGATCCTGTAGGTCAGGCAGCAAAGCAAATCGTTGAGGCTATTGACCACAAAGTCGATGCAGACGTGCTTGACGCGTTAAGTAAATCGACTCAAACTGTGGAAGCTACTGCTACGGTTGATGGTGTATCTAAAGCGCTAGATATTTTTAATGACGAAGATGACGCAGAGACAGTCATTGTCATGAATCCGGCGGATGCCTCTACCCTACGTTTAGATGCCGCGAAGGAGTGGTTAGGTGCTACCGAGGTTGGAGCAAATCGTGTTGTCTCTGGTGTTTATGGTGAAGTTTTAGGGGTACAAATTGTGCGTTCTCGCAAATGCCCTAAAGGAACTGCCTACATGGTTCGCAAAGGTGCACTACGTATCATGCTTAAACGTAACACAATGGTTGAAACAGACCGAGATATCACAAAAGCGATTAATCAAATCGTAGCTAATAAGCATTATGGTGTTTATCTTTATAAGGCAGAAAAAGCCGTCAAAATTACACTTAAAGATGCCGCAAAAAAGTAGCTAAGGCTAAGGCTGCCAAGAGAGAGGAAGATGACGCTCTCGAGTCTTAGCCGATGGAGGTGGTTATTATCGCTTTTTTAACGCAAAAAGAATTTGAAGATTTGGGTTTTGACGAGGTAGAATATTTTGAAAAAATGGAAAAACGTGCTAGCCACGCTGTCAATCTTTACTGTCGTAATCGCTATGATTACAAAGATTTAAAAAAAGAAATAGCCCTAGTGCAAAAGGCTGTAAAGCGGGCAATCGCTTATCAGATAGCATATTTAAATGACTCAGGAGTAATGACAGCAGAGGATAAACAATCCTTTGCTGGAATATCTCTAGGACGGACAAGTATTAGCTACACTGTCGGGCATGGCCAAGGCAGCCAACAAAAAACTCTGGCAGACAGGTTTAATCTCTGTCTAGATGCAGAGAATGAGTTACTAGCTGTTGGGTTGGGATATACGGGTATTAGCTATGATCGATAAAAGACTGCTTATTGACGAACTGCAGGTAAAACTTGTCAAAGATAAAGGTGATTATGGAGGGTTTGTCTATGACGAACCTTTTACACTCTCTCCAGTTAGGTTTGACCGTAATCTTGCAACCGCAGGTAAAGATAATGCAAGGCAAGAGACTAAACCGTCGGTTATCTTTATTTATCCTAAATACTGTAAGACAGTAGCCGATAGGTCATGGGTTGATGCTGTTGTCATTGATGGTGATACTGAGTACACCGTTGATAAAGTGATACCAGTCTACCACCCACTAACAAACAAAATTTTTTGTTTTGAAGTGGAGGTTATCTAATGGCTAAGGTAGTGGTAGAGTTGGGAGGCATCAAGCGTAAAGTATCTCCGCAAGCATTAGCTAAAGGAAAGCTCATCATGAACAATCAAGTCATGATGTCCATGAACCCTTATGTTCCTTACAGAGACGGAGCTTTGAGAGGAAGCTCGAGAGCTAACAGTGTAGGTGTAACGTGGAGCGGACCACACGCCAGAGCCCAGTTTTATGGTGGTGCTTACAACAAGTACAAGTCCTTTAAATTTAAAAAGTACACAACACCAGGTACAGGCAAACGTTGGGATAAACGTGCGTTAGCTAATGCAACAATTGTCAAGGATTGGGAAAAATCCTTACTGAGAGGAATGGGATTTAAATGACAAATGACTTTGCAACTGTTTTGAGGCAATTTGTCGAAGGATTAGACTTAGGCATAAAGCCTAGACTTGACTATCTAACAAGACAAGAAGACCTAGCCATTTATCCAATGCCAGGAGGTAAGGTAAATAACGAGTACATGGACGGTACTCGAGAGATAAGCCTGCCTTTTGAGATTGCAATCAAAACTAAAAATCAGGAGTTAGCAAGCACTGTGATGTGGACTATTAACAGTGCTTTGTCTAACTTTGACTTAAAATTACCAAGTCTTAATCATTCGTACACATTTATTAGCCTTGATGTCGAAAAGCCGTTTTTAAATGACTTAAGCGATCAAGGTTTTTATATTTATGTGCTGGATATTACAGCACACCTAGAAATAGAAGGGAAAAACTAATGGCAAGACAAAAGAACGCCTTACGCGGGCATTTTATCGCACCTTATAACGCTGGAGTAGAGCCTGAAGCAAAAGGTTCTGAATGGATGGAAATCGCAAAATGGATTAAGGACATTTCTGATGATACCGACGAAAAAACCGAAGATGAAGCGTATTATGACGGTGACGGAACCGAAGAAACAACTGTAGTTGGTGTCAAAGGCGCATATACGTTTGAAGGGACTTATGACCCGGAAGATAAGGCGCAAAAGCACATTGCGGATATGAAGTATAAAACAGGAGAGGGCCGAAAGGTTTGGCACAAGGTTGTTGCATCAGATAACAAAAAACAATGGATAGGCCTGTCTACGGTTTCCGAGATTATTGCAGGTTCTGGTGCTGCAGCCGATTTTGAAGCCTTTAGTTGTAAGATTACTTATAACTCATTGCCAAAAGAAAGTGTCCCAAGTGAGGTTTTATAAGGTTGGGCTAACTGCTCAACCTTATATTTTTTAAGGAGGAATTATGTCTGAAATTGTAGTTGACCTAAAGCGCACGGGTTTTCCGGTCAAAATTGGTCAGGTAGAGCTTTGGTTTGATACAAGTCAAGAGCGATTGATTGAGTTTTTTGATATTGAGACCGAAGTAAAACGTCGCCTCAATGAATATGAAAAACAGGTTATCGAAGCCAACTTAGACAACGAAATTGAAGATAAAGGAGTTACGAAAGATGTTGCCCAAAGTGCTTTAGATTTGGAAGCTAAATACTTAGAAATCAATTATGATCTACTATTCGGAGAAGGTACATTTGCACAGCTCTACGCGGAGTATCCCGACAAAGAAGCACTCGAGAATACTCTGGAAATTGTTTGCAGGGAAATTGAGGTCAAACTCAAAGAGTTAGCTATCGAAAGAGAAAAAATCGTTAAGCAGAAAATGAAAAAGTACAAAAAGGGGTAGCCTATGAAACTAAACGATCCATTAGTAGAGTCGTTTGAGTTTAGAGGTGAAATTTACTCCATTAATTTGAGTTTTAACAAGGTTTTAGATGTATTTGACGTTATTGATGATGACTTTTTAAATGAGGCGGAAAAGTGTTTTTTGTGCCTTGATATTTTGCTAGATAGAACAGATTTACCTTTTTCCTATGCTGTGGACCTTTGGATTCATATCAAAAAAAATTATATTGATACGAAAAAGTCTGAGAAGCCTCAGCTTGACATCAAAGGGAATCCGATGCCTGTAGTAAAAGAAAAAGAGGATAACGAAAAAGTCATTGATTTAAGATTGGACGCTGAGTTTATCTATGCGAGTTTTAGGCAAGCCTACCAAATCAATCTTTTAAAAGAGCAAAACAGATTGTCTTGGATTGAATTCAAGGCTCTTTTAAATGCTCTTCCAGACGATACTGTCATGCAGCGTATCATAGCCATTAGACAGTGGGAAGATGATGGTGAAGGCAGTAAAAAATACAGAGATAACATGCGTAAGCTAAAGGCTAAGTACAGTTTAGATGAAGGAGAGGAAGAGGACGATGGCAGCTGATGGTAAGGTAACGATACTTATTGACGTTGATGGTAAGCAGGTAAAGGTACTCAATAGTGAGTTAGATAAAGTTGCCAAGCACGGTGACAAAGGCAGCTCCTCTCTTAAAAAATTTGCGGTTGGTGCAGGAGTCTTTAAATTAGCTTCGGCTGCAGTTGATTTGGTTAGTCAATCTCTTGGCAAGGCTATCACAAGATTTGACACGCTTGAAAAATATCCAAGGGTCATGAAAGCTATGGGGCATAGCGCTGAGGATGTTGCTAGATCAACTGATAAGTTAGCGAACGGAATTGATGGACTACCAACAACTTTAGACGAGGTTGTCGGAACCGCTCAACGTTTGACCTCTATTACTAAGGATATCAATAAATCAACTAATCTCACACTAGCATTAAATAATGCCTTTTTAGCTTCAGGAGCTTCATCAGAGGCTGCAAGCCGAGGGCTGGAGCAATATGCCCAAATGCTATCAGCTGGTAAGGTTGATATGCAAGCTTGGAAAACCCTCCAAGAAACAATGCCTTATGCCTTACAACAAACTGCGGAAGCTTTTGGATTTGCAGGGGCATCGGCTCAAAAGGATTTTTATGAGGCGTTAAAAAACGGGCAAATAACATTTGACCAATTTTCTAATAAGTTGATTGAGTTAAATGATGGTGTCGGCGGTTTTGCAGAACTAGCCAAAGAAAATAGTAAAGGGATTGAAACCTCTTTTAACAACATCAAGAACGCTATTGCAAAAGGTGTGGCCAATAGCATTAAGGCTTTGGATGATTTGTCTAAGGCTGCAACAGGTAAGGGCATAGCTGATCATTTTGATAGTTTGAAAGTTGTTATCAATGCCTCTTTTAGCGCCATCAATGCAAGTATTAAAGCTAGTACACCGCTATTTAAACTTTTGTTTAGTGTTATTGGTGCTGGAATATCAGTCGTCAAAGCTCTGTCGCCTGCCTTAGTTGGTGTAGCATCTGGTCTAGCTGCCATGAGGGCAGTTAATGAGACTATAACAATGATTAAAGCGCTAAATAGAGCTTGGGTTATGGCATCTGCATCAATGAGTATTGGAGCAACAACCATTAAGACTGTGACTGCGGTACAAGCGGTAAGTACCACGATGACTAAAGCAGATATGGTTGCAAGACTATCTCAGTTAGGTGTCTTAAAAGCCAGTACCGTGATTTATGGTGTTATGACAGGCGCTATCAGTTTATCTACTGCTGCAACCATAGCCAGTACTGCTGCGGTAACTGCGTTAAAAGCAGCACTTGTAGCCTTAACAGGTCCCGTTGGTTGGGTAGTTGGAGCTATCGGTGCTTTAGTTGCTGTCGGAGTAAGCTTATGGTCATGGCTAACTAAAGAGTCAGACGAGACCAAAAAGCTGAAAAAAGAGCAGGAGGGGCTAGTCGAAAGCAACAAACAGCTAAGAGATTCTGTCCGTGAGGGCGTGCAAGAGCGTAAGAAGGGCCTTGAGTCCGTCAAAGAGAGCACTGCAGCTCATCAAAAATTAGCTGACGAAATCATTAAGTTAGCCGCCAAAGAAAACAAAACTGCAGGCGAAAAACAAAACTTAAAAAATAAGATTGATCAGCTTAATGGGTCTATTGATGGCTTAAACTTGGCCTATGACAAAAACTCCAATTCTCTTTCTCACAATGCAGATCAAATTAAGTCACGCATTAGTGCCATGGAAGCAGAAAGCACATGGCAAACAGCACAACAAAATCTGTTAAATATTGAACAGAAACGTAGCGAGGTTAGCAAAAAGCTAGCTGAAAATGCTGATTTGCGTAAAAAGTGGAATGAAGAAGCTAACGTCTCCGATTCCGTCCGAAAAGAAAAGATTGCAGAACTCACAGAAGAAGAAGCTAAACTTAAAAATATGCAGACTCAACTGCAGGAGGAGTATAACAAGACATCAGCTACTCAACAAGCTGCTGCAGACGCTATGGCTGCCGCTGAAGAATCAGGATCAGCAAGACAGGTTATAGCGTACGAAAATATGTCAGAAGCTCAACGAACTGCCATAGACAATATGCGCACTAAGTACTCTGAACTTTTAGAGACAACGACATCTATTTTTGATGCTATAGAACAAAAGACGGCATTATCAGTAGATCAAATGAATACCAACCTTGAAAAAAATAGAGCTGCTACTGAACAGTGGGCTACTAATTTGGAGATTTTGGCTCAGCGTGGTGTGGATCAAGGTATTTTGGAGCAACTAAGACGCATGGGTCCTGAAGGAGCCACACAGACGCAAGTTTTTGTGGATGCAACAGATGCCGAGCTAGCACCCTTGCAGGAAAACTTTAGAGCAGCCACAGAAACTGCTAAAAATGCAATGGGGAGCGTTTTAGACTCAGCAGGTGTGGAAATGCCAGAAAAAGTTAAAGGGATGGTCACTAATGTTTCTACGGGATTACAGGCGGAACTGCAAGCTGCTAACTTTGCTCAACTTGGCCAAGAAATCCCTAATGGGGTTTCTCAAGGTATAAGTCAAGGGGCAGGTAAAGCAAGTGACGCAAGTGTCAAAATGGGTCAAGAAGTTAAACGCTCTTTTCAAGGAGAGTTGGGTATCCACTCGCCATCGCGAGTATTTACTGAGTACGGTGGCCATATTACTGATGGCTTGAGTAATGGTGTGACAAATGGAACGTCAAAAGTTATGCAAACCATGCAGAGCTTGGCTCAACAGATGTCTCAAAAAGGACAGCAGATTGTTAATGACATGCGTAGCAAGTCGAACCAAATCACAGATGCTTTTAGCACGATGAGTGGTCCAATGCACTCTCATGGTGTTAATGCCATGCAAGGTTTGGCCAATGGTATTTATGCAGGGTCGGGGGCAGCTTTAGCGGCAGCTCAAAGCATTGCGGCACGTATCACCGCAACAATTCAAAGTGCCTTAGATATCCACTCGCCATCTCGTGTTATGAGGGATGAGGTTGGACGTCTTATCCCTCAGGGTATCGCTGTAGGTATTGATGCGGATAGAAAAGTCATTGACTCATCTATGCAAAAGCTAAAAGAGTCAATGACGATTAATGCGACTCCAGAAATAGCCTCTGGATTTGGCGGAGGAGTTGCGGGGATTGCTAATCAGACCACAAATAACTCAAATAACAGTTTTACCCTTAATGTCAAGGTTGATGAATCCGACGGTAATAGCCGCGAGAAATATCAACGCTTATTCAGAGAATTTAGCTGGTATATTCAACAACAACAAGGAAGGTTAGGTGATGTTAAATGACAGCTTTTATCAAGTTTGATGGTAAAAAATCTTCAGATTTTGATTTGAGAATTATTAATGACGTTGAGCATGACTCGTCCTTTTACGATGTTGATCAAGTTAAGGTACCTGGTCGTGATGGTGTGGTTTTAAAGGACAATAAAAGGCTTGAGGCTATTGAACGGTCTTACCCTTTACGTCTATACAGCAAAAGACGACTCACCGAAGTAGAAACTGACATAAGCAATTGGCTGAATGTAAAAGGTTGGAAAGACTTAGAGTTGTCATGGGAGCCTGATTATATCTATAAAGCAACACATATCACCCCTTTTAGCATAAAGGAGGTTTTAAGGAATTTCGGCAGACTGAAAATCAACTTCTTAATCCACCCTATCAAATATTTAAAAACAGGTAAGCAAGAGGTGCCTCTCGTTAATGGCGGTACTCTACAAAATCCCGGCAATGTTCAAGCTAAACCTATCCTAAAAATCAAAGGCACAGGCAATGGTGTTTTAACCATTAATGGCTTTAAGACAGGGCTGGAAAATGTGCAAGGAGAACTCGTCATAGATATGGAGAGGCATCTGGTCTATAAAGATGTCTTGTCGGCTTGGGATAATATCGTGCGGACAGAGCGCCACCGCATGCCGTTATTTGACGTTGGACAAAATAAAATCTCGTGGACTGGTAGCTTTACAATTACCGCAGTGCCAAACTGGGGGGTTAAAGTATGATACCAGTTTTGTATGAGTCTAAGGAAACCAAGTTTAGGACTTTTGGTCTCGGTGAGATTGCGGATGTTTATGAGGTTAAAGCCACTCGTGAGCGCAATGGTAATTACTCACTGTACATCAAATATCCGCTAGATGGTGTCTTTGCCTCAGTTTTTAAAGAGGAAATGAAGATTAAGTCTGACGCTGGTCGTAGAACCAAATGGCAGACTTTTGAGATTAATCGGGTACTACGAAATAGTAAAGACCACATCGAGATTTTTGCGCGTCATATCTCTATGCGCACACAGGATATTGCTTTAAAACCGTTTGTAAACGGTGCGAGCGTAGGAGCCGAATCAGCTTTAGAAATCTGGAAAGAAAACCTTGTTGGTGATGATACTTTTGACGTTAAAAGCGACATCTTAACGCTTGGTAGCTTTAACTGGGAAATTGATAAAATCGGCAATGCCCGTGGTGCTCTAGGAGGTGTCGCTGGCTCTATCCTAGATGTTTACGGTGGTGAGTACGAGTTTGACAACCGTACAATCATCTTACGCAAGCAAATGGGGCGTAAAGCTCCCACGGTATTGGAGTATGGCCGTAATATCGTCAGCGTAGAGGAGGAGCGATTGCTAGATGGCAATTACACCTCTATCTATCCTTACGTAAGATATACGCCACAACCAAAACCGCAAGAGGAAGCCCCTGGTAAGCCGCATGTAGGCGAGCATAAACAACCCGAAGAACAGCTAGTGACATTGCCTGAATTTATCCTAGATGGTCAGTATCTCAGCTTATATGCTCAGCGCAGAATCCAAATGGTTGATTTATCAAGTCATTTTAACGATGACAAAAATAAAAAAGAGCCAACGATCGAAGAAATCCGAAAGCTGGCTCAGAAATACCTTAAGGATAATAACGTTGGTGCACCAAAAGTCAGCATTGAGGTTGATTATATTGACTTGTCACAAACGCTTGACTATCAAGATTTTAGAGTCATGGAAGAGGTTGAGCTTTGCGACATTGTACCACTTTATTATCCAAAGTTTGGCATCACAACTGAGTCTGAAAAAGTCGTTGAGATTGTCTATGACGTCTATACAGATAGCAATCACACAATCAAATTAGGTACGATTGGTCAATCAATCTCTAAAAGTTTGACTGGTGGTGTTTCTGAACGTATTAATGCGTTGGAAAATAATCAAAAGGTAATTACTAACAACCAAAAACAATTTGAACTCAATCTGCCTAAATACCTCAATGACATCAATGGTAAACGCGTTTGGTACGAAAAACCAGATGACAATATTGAGCACAAGATAGGTGATTACTGGTTTGAAAAAAATGGTAAGTATCAGCGCACTTGGATTTGGGATGGCCATCAATGGGTCAAGGTACTAGATACAGAGGATTTAAACCCTAACCAACGGGCCTTTGACGAGGCAATGGCTGAAATCGAAAAAGCCAAAAAAGCGCAAGAAGAAATCAACCAGCGCACCGATAAAGAGCTTGAAGAATTTAGAGCTACCCTCAAAAACCTAGCGTTACCAGAGGAAGCGATTAAAAAAATCACAGAGGCTATCAAAGTTGATGACATCCCGTCTATTAAACAAAGCTTTGATGACCTCAAAAATAGAGTGAGTGAGACAAGCGAAGAATCTCGTTTAACTGCCGAAATTTTAGGAAATAACGGTAAGACCCGCTATAACAAAAATTTGCTGGTCGGCAACCCTAATCGTGTTAAAAAAATTGATGAGGATTACATCGAGGTAGAAGCCAACGACGGTGGTTTTAAGCGTGGCGAGACCTACACAATCAGCTTTAGTCAGACATGTGAGCCGCTCAAAAAAGTGGCTATCACGCTGATCCAAGCTAATAATAAGGGAGTTAAACTGGTACTGACACCTACTAAGGCAAAAATGGAGCCTGAGACTTTTACTCTAATTAAGGACACAGAGGTCATCAACGTCTATCCTTTGAGCTATAAAGGCGTTTTAACAGGCGACTGGTATAAATCTAAGCAAATAGATTTAACCGTGTCAGAGGCGCAGGAATTAGCTCTTGAGATGGCTTATAAAGAGGTTGTGGACGGCAATAATGCTGATTTAGTTTTGGATTGGGCGGAAAACCCAGATATTATTTTTGACGGAAACGGAGGTATTTAATGTCAAAAGAAGTTGCATCAGCAAGGATACAGCATAGAGGCATGACCACACAAGGGTGGGAATCAAGTTCCGATATTTTAATGGAGCGAGAAATTGGAATTGACATGACTACGGGTTACCCAAAAGTTGGCGATGGTAAAAATAAGTTCAAGGACTTAAAAGACTTGCGTGGTCCTATGGGACCTCAAGGTCCTACAGGAGAAAGAGGCCCAATTGGCCCAACAGGTCCGATTGGCAAAACTGGAACGACAGATTATAATCAACTCCAAAATAAACCAAATCTAGATGCGTTTGCACAAAAAAAAGAAACTAATAGTAAAATCACCAAATTAGAATCAAGCAAAGCAGATAAAAGCGCTGTTTACTCAAAAGCAGAGTCAAAAATAGAGCTAGACAAAAAATTGAGTTTGACAGGCGGCATAGTGACAGGACAACTACAGTTTAAACCTAATAAAAGTGGTATTAAACCCTCATCTTCCGTAGGAGGAGCGATTAACATTGATATGTCTAAATCGGAAGGTGCTGCTATGGTGATGTATACAAATAAAGATACTACTGATGGACCATTGATGATTTTACGCTCTGACAAAGATACGTTTGATCAGTCAGCTCAATTTGTGGATTACAGCGGTAAGACTAATGCTGTAAATATTGTAATGCGCCAGCCAAGCGAACCTAATTTTTCCTCCGCACTTAATATAACAAGTGCTAACGAGGGCGGTAGTGCGATGCAAATTAGAGGTATCGAAAGAAAATTGGGAACGCTCAAAATCACACATGAAAACCCAAGCGCTAACGCAAAATACGATGAAAACGCTGCAGCGTTATCTATTGATATCGTTGGAAAACGGGGAGCCAGTGGAAATGGTACTGCTGCCCAAGGCATTTTCATCAATTCGTCCGCAGGCACAACTGGTAAAATGCTCAGAATCAGAAATAAAAATAAAGACAAATTTTATGTAAATCCAGATGGCGGCTTTCACTCATATGCAAGTTCAACTGTAGCTGGTAATCTAACAGTTAACGATCCAATATCTGAAAAACATGCTGCGACTAAAGATTACGTAGATAAAGCAATTTCTGAGTTAAAAAAACTCATACCAAAAAAATAGATTAAGGAGGATAAATGAGCAGAGACCCAACACTTTTAATAGACGAGTCAAATTTAACAATCGGCTCAGATGGACGTGCTTATTATACATTTACGGCTGATGGTGACACAAAAAGCGTTAAAATAGCCAATAACAAATGTATCGGTACAACTCGCTTTAACCAGCTCATGATTGAGCGAGGAGATAAGCCAACTAATTACGTGGCGCCCGTGGTTGTCGAGGGGACAGGTAATCCGACTGGACTATTTAAAGACCTCAAAGAGCTTAATTTAGAGCTGACAGATACTGCTAACTCTCAGCTCTGGGCAAAAATCAAGCTAAACAATCATGGTATGTTACAGACATACTTTGATACGACTATTAAAAATGAGATTTTAACAACGGCTCAAGGTATCAGAGAGACTATATCTGATACTGAGCGAGGACTTAAGTCCGAGTTTCTAAGGACAGTGCAAGGTCAGCGTATCCAGCTTAAGAGTTTGCTAGAGCAAAAGACCGCTCAACTCGGCTTGACGGTCGATGGTCTAAAACTTGATTTAAACAAAGCAAACGAACAGACAGCTAGTTTACAGGCTAGTATCAATGGTTTGCGACAAGAATATCAAGACGCTGAAAGGAAGTTATCCGCAAGCTATCAGACTGGCATTAACGGCCTAAAAGCAACAATGGCCAATGATAAATACGACCTAAAAGCTGAGATACAAGCAACCGCTCGAGGATTATCACAAGAGTATGATAATAAGTTACATCAGTTATCTGCTAAGATCACAACAACCTCAAGCGGCACGACCGAAGCCTACGAAAACAAGCTCGAGGGTTTACGTGCTGAGTTTACTCGTAGTAATCAAGGCATGAGGACGGAGCTCGAGTCTCAAATCAGCGGACTAAGAGCTGTACAGCAGTCAACAGCTAGCCAAATCTCACAAGAGATACGTAACCGCGAAGGAGCTGTCAGTCGTGTGCAGCAGAACTTAGCTAGCTATCAGCGGCGATTACAATCCGCAGAGGGCAATTACAACAGTTTGAGAGAGACTGTAGCGGGTTATGAGCGCAGGATATCCAATCAGGATAACACTATCTCCTCTAACTTTACACAGCTAAAAAGCTTGATAAATCAGTCTGTGACCTTAGAAAAAATTCAGTCCCTCTTGAGGCTATCTGGTGACAGTATCATGCTTGCGATTAAAGACAAAATCCCGCAAAGTAAAATGTCTGGCAGCGATATTATCTCAGCGATTAACTTAAACTCCTACGGAGTAACAATCGCAGGTAAACACATCGCTCTCGATGGCAATACGACTGTCAACGGCACCTTTACCACAAAGATAGCAGAGGCTATCAAAATCAGAGCTGATCAGATTATTGCAGGCACGATTGACGCTGCTAAGATTAGAGTGATTAACCTTAACGCAAGTAGTATCGTTGGTTTAGACGCTAACTTTATCAAAGCTAAAATTGGCTATGCTATCACTGATTTGCTCGAGGGCAAAGTCATCAAAGCTCGTAATGGCGCTATGCTTATCGACCTTAACAGCGCTAAGCTTGATTTTAACAGTAACGCGACCATCAACTTTAACAGCCGAGATAACGCTCTAGTGCGTAAAGACGGTACACACACTGCCTTTGTACACTTTAGTAATGCCACACCAAAAGGTTATACAGGTTCGGCACTATATGCCTCTATTGGTATCACCTCATCTGGTGATGGGGTCAACAGTGCGTCATCTGGACGTTTTGCGGGTATGCGTTGCTTTAGGCACGCTACAGGCTACAACCACACTGCGGCAGTCGACCAGACAGAAATTTATGGTGATAGTGTACTTATTGCAGATGACTTTAACATCAATAGAGGCTTTAAGTTTAGACCAGACAAGACGAAAAAAATCCTTGATATGAACAACTTGTATGATGCTGTTGTTGCACTCGGACGTTGCTGGGGACATCTGAGGAATGCCGGGTGGGATACCGCTCGCAGCAATTTTATAACTGCTGTCACTAGAGAGTTGAGTAATTACATTGATATTATTTAAAAGGAGACAACATGGATTTAACACTAAAAAATAAAGACTTAAACACGTTTTATAGCGTACTTGGCAAAATCAAAATCACTAATATGCGTGCCAACCGTGGACGTGCCAAGCTACTGGCAAAAGTGGTCGATAAAATCAACGAGTACGCCAAGGATGAGGCTGACATTATTGACTTGTACGCTCTAAAAAATAAAGACGGCAAGTTTGTCATCGACGAGCATAAAAATATCAAGATTGAGGACCCAAAAAAAATCGACGAGCTCAACGACTTACTGACAGAGCTTGGTAATGAGGACATCACTATCAAAGGCCATGAGTATTCAAAACGCTTTATCGATTTCTTGGAATATCTAGCCGAATCAGAAGATGAATTTACATCAGAGGAAATCGTCTTAATTGATAATATTTTGGAACAATTTGAAGAAAGTAAAGGAGAATAATTATGCGCAATTGGAAAGTAACAGGGAAATATCCACAATATGACAGCACAGGAGCAGTCGCAAGCACACACATCATTATCACAGCAGAAGATGGCGCTGTTATCCCACAACTGATCAAGCAAGACTTAACCTCAACTAATGACACAGAGATTATCAAAGCCGCTTTGGAAGAATTTAAAAAATCCGAATATGTCGAAATCGCTATGGGCGAAGCAGTCCAAAAAGTTGATGACTTGGAAAAAATCTCACAAGAAACCGCTAAGACTGCTAAAACAGCCCAAACAGCCGCTGGACTAGCTAAGGTGTCCGCAGAGCGTACACAGCGGATGATTAACTTGCAAACCATCCACGTATTGACAAGTGGTGGGAAAGTTGAACCTGACATTTATAAAGGCATGCTTGAGCTAATCGAGCCAGCCAAAAAAGGTGAGTATCAAGCTTATGACGTGTTTACGGTGGTTGACAGTACTAAAGAGGAAGATGATGAAGCAGGCGAAGGGAACTTAGTCTTTGTACATGTTAACGAGCCATTTACTTATGAGGCACAGACCTTAGAGGAGCTTGAGTCAGAGGACAAAGTAACAGTCATCAAATATGCGGAATTAGTTAAACAAGATTAGGGGTGGTTAGATGCACTTTGATTTATTGCAGATAGGAGCTGCGTGTACCACTCTCTTGTCTATCTTGGGTGTTTGGGGATTTATCGTCAACCCCTTTAAAAAAGCCATGGAAGCTAATGAGTTTGCCATGGCTCAGCTCAAGGACTCAATTAAGGAGTTAGCTTATGAGCTTAAAAACCTTGATCGTGACCGTGAGATTACCAAAAAAATTATCGATCGCCACGAAGAGCGTTTAGGGCGTGTCGAAGACGAAGTTATTATCAACAAAGAACGTATTATTACGCTATTTAAAAAAGGAGAAGAAAAATGAATAAATGGTTTAAAAAAGTAGCAATCAAAACAATCAAAACAATGGCACAAACAGCTGTTGGTCTTATCGGGTCAAGCGTGTTGATTACGGATATTAACTGGCCAACGATGTTGTCAGCGGTATTACTATCAGGACTAACTTGTGTCCTGATGAATGTGTCACAAATTAAAGAAGAGGAGTAACCATGAGAAAAGCAATCACACAACTAGCCGTCATCATAGCTATCATAGTGCTATATTTTCCACTGGCCGTGATTGCTTTGATTTTGGCTCCATTTATAGGAGAGGATGATAGATGGCATTTTTAGACAAAATAAAAAGCGCAGTTATCGCAGAGTGGCACACTCATAAGATTTTGCCATCTCTGACAGCTGCTCAAGCCATTTTAGAGAGCGGGTGGGGCAAGTATGCTCCACATAATGCTTTGTTTGGTATCAAGGCAGATAGCTCTTGGACTGGTAAGTCATTTAATACAAAAACACAGGAAGAGTATCAACCGGGGATTGTTACGGATATTGTAGACCGTTTTAGGGCCTACGACAGTTGGGAGGACTCTATCGCTGATCATGGCCAGTTTTTAGCCGATAATCCACGCTATAAGGCAGTTATTGGAGAGGCTGACTACAAAAAAGCTTGTCATGCTATAAAAGATGCAGGTTATGCGACTGCGAGTGGCTATGCGGATCTGTTGATCCAACTGATCGAGGAGAATAACTTGCAGGAATGGGATGCCGAAGCTATAAAAAATAAGGAGGAGCAGATGATTAGTTCTCAGTGTCGGGAAGTCATTGAATTTTTTATTAACTTAGCAAACGCCGGAGTTGGCGTGGATAAAGATAGTTTTGCGGGCTGGCAATGCGCAGATGTGCCTTGTTATGCAGCAAAGCACTGGTTTGGTGTTGACCTCTGGGGAAATGCCATAGACTTACTAGATAGCGCTGCTGCCGTAGGCTGGGAAGTCCACCGCATGCCGACAGATGCAAATCCACGGACTGGAGCATTTTTTGTCCAATCAGTGCCATGCCATCAGTTTGGACATACGGGAATTGTCATTGAGGATAGCGACGGTTATACCATGCGTACCGTTGAGCAAAACATTGATGGCAATCCTGATGCTTTGTATGTCGGTGCACCAGCTCGTTTTAACACTCGTGATTTTACTGGCGTGTTGGGATGGTTTTACCCTCCTTACCAAGGAGATATTGTCACGCAACCAGTCAGCACCGAGCCACAAAACTCTGACACAATCGTAGAGACACCAAAAACAGGTACTTTTACCCTAGATGTCGCAGAGATTAATATCAGACGTTGGCCAAGTCTCGCCAGCGAAGTAGTAGGTAGCTACAAACAAGGTGATACCGTTAGCTTTGACAGTGAGGGTTACGCCAATGGTTACTACTGGATTAGCTATGTTGGAGGCTTAGGTATGCGTAACTACCTAGCTATTGGACAGACTGATAAAGACGGGAACCGCATCAGTATTTGGGGTAAATTAAATTAGATAAGACAAACGCCCTCGCTTTTTGCGGGGGCTGTTTTTTCGCAAAAAACTTCGCATTTATTGACAAAAAGTTCAAGGCGTGTCATAATGAGGGTGAGGAGTAGCTGGAGTGCTACTCCTGAAATACATTATAAGGGAGGTTGTCAGTATGGCTACAAAAACATTTACTAGAGATTTTAGTTTTACAGCTGAAAGTGCTGATAGTTTGATTAGGGCACTAAACCGAAACGTAACCCCCAAGACGGTCGATGTGAGCCACATCAAAGAATTGACAGCAGAAGCAGAAATTAAGGCGTTTTTTGGTAAAAAATAATGAACTATAGAACAATTTCACTCGATGAAATAATGAAATATTTAGAAAAAGAAGAAATTCAGCAACTTCTAAAATCATTCAAAGGATTCAATGACGGAACTTCTACACCACATGATGTAGAAGTCTTTTTGCATCAAAAAGCAGTAGAGTTTGAACGCTCAGCGATAGCATCAACTTATCTTGTTTTTTCTACAGATTCCCGTGAGCTGGTTGGTTTTTTCTCGCTAGCTAATCGACCTCTTTATTTTTCAAAACAAAATTATCAAACTCTGACTAAAAGTCAACGCAAAAAAATAAGCCGTTCAGGTCGTACCTTAAAGGGAAGCGGTAGTTTTTTAATGAATAGTTTTTTGATTGGTCAATTGGGTAAAAATTATAAATCAAATACCTCTATATCAGGAAAAGAGCTACTTACATTAGCTTGTGATAAAGTTAAGAAGGCTTCAAAAATCATCAATACTAAGTATATTTGGCTAGAATGCGATAATAATCCAAAGCTTATACAGTTCTACCAAAATTTCGGATTTACCCCAATTGATAACTTCGAATCCGAAAATGGGCTTAAAGTTTTTGTAATGAAGATACAAAAATAACAAATTGGATTTCTCTTACCTTCATTGACACTCCCGCACAATCATGAACAAATTACCATAGTAAGAATTAGCCGAAATAAAAAACCAACCGCTCTCTTAGTTGAGGGCGGTTTTTTGTGTTATCTAAATTTGATGAAATCTTAGTTTACTTCTTCGGTAGTAATATCGTTATAAACTATTTCTTCTGAATCATCCACAGAATTTTCTATTTCGTCTGTTGTAGAATCTTCAATATTACCAATTTCACTTACAGGGCTTTCTGTTAAAAGACCGCCGTTTTGGTAATCGATATTAAAACCTGCTACAGCATTGAAGACACGAACTGTTTCGTCAATTGTTCTATCAGATGATAAGGCAGATACTAAAACTACTCTAGGTAGTAATTCGCTTCCTTGATATACAGGCGTTGCTTTGTAGTAAACATGGACTTTAGGGTTTTTTTTAATGTGATCTAAAACTTTATTTTCAATATACTGCATACCACCTTTGCGATCATTATTACCTACATTTTGAGTACGGGTGCCAGTTATCAAATTATTTCTAAAAGGCCTTCCTCCTAAACTGTCTGCAATAAGATGACTACGGTCGAAGAGATAGCCGTGTCGAGTTCTACCGTTACTTAAAGGAATACTAGCCTTGATGTTATTTGAAATCTTACTCACATTTTTGGGGCTATGCTTGTAATCGGATTCAGTAGCCCTCTGGTTAGTATTTTTGAAGAAATAAGAATACCACCCACTTGGCTCTGGTTTGCTTTCCCATTTTTCACGATAGCCAGCAGACATGTCAATCATGTCCTTTGTGATAACTCCATAAGCTTCTCCAGAACGACCATAGCCATCAAGAATAGAGTATTGAATATCAGAGACGGTAACGCGCTTAGTACTTTGTCCGCTTTTTCTATAAACTTTTTCAGTTGTATGATAAATTTGAGGGAACTTCTCTTTATTTAAATGCGATTTGCCTTCGACAATATAATAGTTTGGATGTTGTACTATGTTCCAAACATTTGAAATATCAGTTGTTTCCGCATAAATAATACTATTAGTAGTTTTAGATATTGGGAATAGCCCTAGAAATAAAGTAGCTAGAGCGGTAAAAGTATAACGAATGAATAGATGTTTCCAATGTTTAGACATATCCATGTCCCCCTTTTATTATTTACAGGTTAATTATATCACTTTAAATTAAAAAAACTTAAAATTAATAAAATTAATTTATCAATAATATTACGCTAAAATTTCTTTTTATTTAATATTCGCTAATAATAAATATTTTAGTTTGTAACAAAAATGGATGTTATTTAATTTTAAATAAGCTGTAAATTTAATTATGTTATTTCCTGTAAAATACGAATAATAAGATAAGGAGGTAATTTATGCTAACATACGACGAATTTAAGCAAGCGATTGACAATGGATATATCACAGCAGACACAGTTATGATCGTGCGTAAAAACGGACAGATTTTTGATTATGTGTTGCCGCATGAAGAAGCGAGAAATGGAGAAGTTGTGACCGAGGAGGTAGTGGAAGAAGTGATGGTGGAATTAGACAAATAA